ATATTTGCTCCCCTAATCCCTCCAGCATTTTGTGCAGCGTCTGCGGTTAAATAAATCCACGCCTCAATCGTGAAGTCACCAGTACCCAAGTTAAACGCAGCATTGTTGGCTATTTGTAGACTATCCGTAGTCCCATCAAAATAATTCGACCACTCCCCTGCCGCTAGACTGAACGGGCTAAATGTACCTTGGGTGGTATTGCCATTGCGGGTAATGGTGAAGTTATTGGTAGAGGAGTCTAGGAATGTGTTGTTCTGTGCGCCGTTGGTGCCATCACCGTGAAGCAACAATACTGTTTGCTTGAAGTTGGGGTCAGTCTCTGCTGCCCCTCCTACTCCAGCAGCGGCCTGAATTATGTCTCTTACGCTCATCTATTTGACATCCTTACCAAGCAGGAATCCATTCCAGGTAGTTCCACCGTCATGCGTGAAGAAACCCAAGACATCCCTGCCAGAACTCGTGAGAGTCGGCGCAGTACCACCCGCCCACTTCACGCCACTGAACCAGTTGACCGTTGCACTTCCACCATTGGTAAGATCCAAGATGAAGGCACTAACAGTACCGCTGGATGCCGTATTGCTGACAGTAAGAGTCGTAGTCCCTGAGATGGTCCTAGTGAAATAATTACCTGCTGAAAGATCAATGTTAGAAGCAGCAACAGCCACACGAGTCTCTCTTGTACCAACTAGCGTTGGCGTTGTGCTCAACACAACAGAGCCTGTACCAGTTGAAGTGGTAACCCCTGTTCCACCGTTACCGACACCAAGTGTTCCTGTGATCTGTGTGGTTAGACTCACTCCAGATAGTGTGCCGCCTAATGTAAGGCTTCCAGAAGAAGTAACAGTGCCAGTAAGGGTTATACCATTTACAGACCCAGTACCACCTACCGATGTGACTGTTCCGGTATTGCTTGTGTAACCGCTAGGATTGCTTGAAGCATAAGCCCCAATAGCAGTCCTAAAATCAGTGTCAGACAAAGCAGAAACAGTGTTATCTGCGTTGAACCTAGGAAACCTAATCGCACTCGGATTAGTTAAAGTTAAAAGGTTTGATCCAACTGTAGTTGCTCCAAGAGATGTCCTTGCCTGAGCGGGTGTCTCAAGAATCCAGGTTGTGCCGTTACCAACAATAAAGTTATCTGCTGTTGGTGTAAGTGCAGCAATTGCAGCTAAGTCAGCATCATATGCCTGAACTGTAGCGCCGATAGCGGCAGGTGCTAGGTAGTCAGTGCCAGCGGTTGCTGTGGTAATAGCACCCTGACCCGCACCTTTTAACAAAGCACCAGCAGTAAAGGACGATGCTCCGGTGCCTCCATAAGGCACGGTAAGCTCAGTTCCCTTCCAGACACCAGTAGTGACTTCACCACTATCGTTGATGACGAAAGAACTGTTCTGAATGATCTTTCCAGTAGAGCCATCAAACCTAGCAACGGCATTATCGGTTGAGCTTGCAGGTCCATCAACATCCCCAGCGCCAGCGCCAGGATCCCCCTTAGCAGCCAAGACCATCCAGTAGGCGGTAGCAGAAGTGGGGTTCTGGTTAGTAGAAGCCTGAAGGGCTAGATAACTTGTACCGCTTACAGTGACCACATCGTTGGTCACATAACTGGCTCCAGATGACCAAGTACCTCTTGGTGTAAACCCAACACTTACAGGAGCAGCAGAACCCTCATAGACAGAGAAGAGGGCGACAATAGCACTACCAGTAGACGCTGAAGCAATGATCTTGTCGCTTGCATTCAGGTTGATAGGCTTAGGCCATGTGTAAGAACTATTGGCTGATACCGATAGTCCTGAGATAATCGTTGTGGTAGTTCCTAGGCTCTGGATATACAGTTTGACCGTAAGGGTTACGGAAGAACCTGTACTATTGGCAAAAACTAAGCCATGAACCGAGGATTCAATCGTTGAAGGGCATACATAGATGTCTGTATCTGTGGTGCCAATAGCAATCGGCTTGCCTTTTAATGCCATTATTTAGCTCCCAAAAACTAGTGCCATTGCAACTGGGTCTGGAATAGTTGACCAAGTTACATCGTAATCTGTAGATGTTTCTTTCATCAGGAATTGACCTGGGGTTCCACCTACGGGAACACCTGAACCGTCATTTCCAGCAGGGCCTGTGAGATCACTGGTAGTTACAGTGCTGTTATTTCCATAAGTGATCGTAAGGGTGCCATCGCCGTTGTCAGCGACATTGGTAATGCCAGGGCCTTGAGGTCCTGTAGGTCCCGTGGCTCCTGTTGGTCCCGTAGGCCCCTGAGGTCCAGTGTCTCCTGTGTCACCCTTAGGTCCCTGAGGTCCTGTAGGCCCTGTGGGTCCTTGGATTCCTTGGATCCCTTGAGGACCCTGCGCCCCTTGAGGGCCTGTGGCTCCGGTAGCACCGGTCTCTCCACGAGGAATCGTGAAGTTGAATATAGCTGCACCAGAGGTGCCTGAGTTGGTAATGACTACATTAGAGCCAGCAGCACCCGTGGTTACAGTACCAAGGGCAATAGTAGCAGCAGGGCCTTGAGGACCTGTGGAACCCTGGGGTCCTGTAGGTCCAGTTGGGCCTGTAGCCCCTGTGGCTCCTTGAGGGATGCCAAAGGTGATTAGTTTGGTTGTAGAATTGTAGCTGGAAGTAGCGTTAGACCCAGGAGACAGAGTGGTTGCCTGAACAGTCAGGGTGTTCCCAAGGTTTAGCGAGGCATCCCTAGCAGCCTCAGCAGCCGCCTGAGCACTCTGAGCCTGAGTGGCAGCAGTCTGAGCCGTGGTACTAGCCGTGGTTGCCGTATCTAGCTTGATATTAAGATCAGCCAGCAACTCATCAACTGTGTTCTGGTCAGGTGGAGTACCACCACCAAAGAAGAAACTTGAAGTTGCCATTTAATACTCCGGGTAGTTAAAGCCTGGAGAGACAGCCAGACCAGATTGGTTCATCTCGGAAGATGTCGCCTGTTCCACAAGCTCTGCATAAATACGGTTGTAAGACTCATCGAACATGGCCTTACGCTCATCAACAAAGTAATCAGCGGCATAACTCAGAGCACCGTAGATCAAGAGATCCGGGGCAATGATGGTTACGAAGTTCTCATCGGTGTTGTTCACCAGATCCGGGATCTCACCATAGTAGACTAGGATGGTCTCATCACCCTCGGCTGGCGAAGGCTTCATCTTAAGAGACCCTTGGATCCTAGTGTAAAACTGAGGACGACTATTGAGAGCTGTTGGGTACCTCAGGAATGAGTCTAGGTCTTTGTACTGAAGCGTATAACTACGGTCTGGGTAGACCACATAGATGTGCTTTAGTTCTAGGAAATCGTTGGGTAGGATGAGGGTGTCTGGAGTCTGCTCAGAGGCGGTGTAGATCTCCATCTTCTCCATAGCAGGGACCCTAAGGGTTCTTTGGATCCGTGCCACACCCTGGTCAATAAATGTATCAGCCAAGGCATCCGTGAAGTCGTTCCGGTTCATCAATGCCTTGACTTGATTCCTGATGCCTTGTTTGTTCATTACAGTGCCCTATCGGTGGTAATAAAATAATCGAGTCCCTCAGCCTTCAGTTTGGCTAGGGTCTTCTTAATTGGCTCTACAGTACAGTCGTAGCCCTCTTTGAGCCACTTCTCATGGATGACCACAGGGATACTTGCCGCTCTGTGGTAGTCCCCCATACGGCCTTCGCTGTTCTGAGCACGGTAGGCCTTTAGGTAATCCAAGTGTTCCTGGGGGATGTCCTGAGTTTTGGTGATGATCAACCCTTCAGAGTTGTCTTCAAAATCAACTTTGATGTCTTCTTTATTCATAGTCATATAAAAAGAGGTGACTGGAGAAGGAGAGGACCCCAACCACCAAAACAGTTAAAGGAATGCTGCCCCCTTGTGGGGGTTGGTTATAAAGAACCAAGCAAAAAGAGAGGGGCCGAAGCCCCCCTCAGAACTCACACTACTCGCCTAACCGATGATTAGGGGAGAGTGGGGTTGGTACCGGTCAGGTTCGTGATACGACCCGTGCCACGGACGTTCTTGTGCTTCAGGCTGTACTCACCAACGATCATGTGACGGTCATTGTCACCGGTCTTGGCAAGCAGTTCACGGGTGAAGGGACGAAGAACCACCAGGGACCACATGGCGGGATCGAACACCAAAGCCTCGTTAGCCTTCAGGAAGCGATTGATGATGACCTTCTGCTCACCGAAGGGCGACACATAGAGGTCAACAGCATTCACGATACCCTTGCCAGCACCGAAGTCACGGTTACGGCCAGAGGCAGCAGCAAAGCCAGCAATGATCAGCGCATCAGCAGGCTTGACCATGATGTACTTACCCTCAGAACCCTGCTCATAGAGCTTCTGGTTCACGGAGAGCAGGTTGGCTTCGGTCAGAGGACCAGCTTGGTTGCCAGCAGTACCAGCATCGCTGTCAGTCGTCACGGTAACATCAGCGTGAATGACAGCATCGCCACCAACATAGGTACCGAAGGCGTTAGCAAAGGTACGGGCAGTAGCCGCAGCACCAGCGTTAGCGTTCTGAGCAATACCAACGAGGTGGTACTCAAACTCACGCTTGATCTCAGCAGATTTCTTCGAAAGCTGGTAAGCGGTTTCCTTGGCGCGACCATAGGTCGAAACGCTGTCAGCAGTTGCAGAGATGTTGATGGTCTTCGCCATGATCTGCGTGTAGTTCTGACGCATCGTGGTGGCGGTCAGAGCAACATCAGAAGCGGTGAAGCCCTCAAGCTGTGCGTTGGAAGCCACAGCAGCAAGCGCATCTTCCTGCCACTGGTACAGGGTGTTGTTTACACGCTCAGTCTTGATCAAAGACTGGAAGGGAGTGGTGGTGGGGGAAATGTTGGAGATAACATCAGAGATGTCCTCTTTTTCACCAACCTGATCATAAGTACGAAATTGAGACATTATAAAATTCCTTTTGGATAATGGATTTAATTAGATGACCAACGACTCAAGAACAACTCTGCTGCATCATCGACATCCCCAGTAGCCCTCAAGCGACGAACCGCATCATCCTTCTTAGGAGATAGGTCCTTGGCTGACTCAGGGGATACCGTGGTCTTCACGACCTTCTTGGGTGTCATCACCTTCTTCTTAGTGACAACCTTCTTGCTCTCATCATAGAGACGCGCCTTGTGAAGCAACTGGATTGCTACAGGATCAACAAGGTTGTTGACCACATCGGAATCCAGGCCAGACGTAATGGCGTACTCACGGATGTTGTCGTAGAGAGACTGTGACCACCCTGGGATTGACTCTTTAAGCACCTTGACGGCTTCTTGAGCCGCCTGTTTCATCTGTTCCTGACGCTGGGTTTGCGCCTGTTTAACGAAGGCCTGAGCCTCCTCAGAAATAAACCGGAAGTCCTCATAGGCCGCTTGCGCCTCGGCTCGTAGAGCAGCAAACTGATCAGCATCTAACTGCTTACTCGCTACCAACATATCGATCTTGCTGTACGGTTCCCAACGGGTCGCAGCCTTCTCATACAGTTTCTGTAACGAAGCACTTAGTACCTGCTCAGTTGCCTCCACCTCCTTACGCTTGGCGGCTACCTCTTGACTCTTCCGGGTCAAAGCAGCTTCCTGACCGTAGAGACGCTTCAGATCCTTCACGGATACCTTAAGAACCTCATCGTTGACCTTGACTTCAACCTCAGCGTCATCATCGAGGGACTTCTTAGCATCAGGCTTATCGTCCTGATCTTCCTCTTCAGATTCTTCTTCGGTCTCTTCCTCAGTCTCCGTGGATTCCTCTTCAGGGTCCGTGTCGTCTTCAGCAGTTTCTTCAGTCTCTGCTACTTCCTCCTGTTCCTGCTCCGCTTCTTCCGCAGGGGGTTCAGGAGTCTTTTCTTTTACCTCTGTGGCTTCGGGTGAACTTTCGTTGCCCTCTTCCTTCCATCGGTCCAAAAATGCATCAGCAGCATCGCTTTCATCAAAATTGAGCGGAAGTTGCGGTGCTGTATCTTCAGTGATCGCAACGTCCTTACGGATAGTTGACTTTGCCATTTAGTTAATCTTCCTCGGTATTGGAAATAATTTGATCCTTGACTGCCGACCATTGATTCAGGACGGAGATAAGGTCTTGGAGTGCACGACTACAAAAATAGGCGTTCTCTCGATTCTCTTTGTCGGCTGGAGTAGACCCAAGGATTGCTGATATATAGTAATCAAGCAACTCTTTAGTCACCTGCCTAAAAGCATCATTGTCAAGCAACTGCTGGGCAGCATTACCTCGCTGCAACAACTCTTCATTAGTCATGCACTCTCCTTGTTACGAATTAGGTGAAATGATTGCACTCTTCTGCTCAGGCGGGGTGTTCTTCGCCATTTCCAACTCTTCGGTGGCTATTGCATAACGAGCGGTAGTATCGAAGTCCTTGCGATCTGCATCACGCTCAGACATCATCTGTTTGAACATATCCTTCATGCGAGACATCTCAAGGCGCATAGCCTCAAGTTCTGCATTGACCTGCACCTTTGTAGCCGTGGTCTCAGCCTGCTTCTCAAGGGTTGCCACCTTGCGCTCTTCAAGTTCCACCTGCTTCATCAGCATCGGATCAGGTTGAGGCGGCGGGATCTGCTGAGGCGGTGTCAGGTAGTCAATAACATTCTTGACACCAGACTTCTCAAAGGCAGTCTTGAGGAGGTTGAACTTCTTATCAGGCCCATACATCGGAGCAATAGAAGGATCAGAGGACAGCAGTTGGTGCATCTGTAGATACTTACCTGCTTCTCTTTCCTGCTCCCCATAGCCCAACTTAAGTTCCACGGTGACATCACTACGGTCAGCCCACTCAGAGGGTAGAACCCGCTGGAATGAACCACCAATCTTGATGACCTTCTCAGCCTGCTCATGGGCTACCGCAAGACGGTAGATCTCCATGTAGAGAGGCTTGAGGAACTGGTTAGCGAAGTTGCGAGCAATGATCTTCTCACGCTGCATCGAGAGGGACACGAGGTTCTCTACGAGCGCCTGAGAGTTCTGCTTGGATACGGCATCCTTGTTCAGACCCTGGGACAGACGGCTAACGCCTGTTGCCTCCTCCTTGTCCTCATCCAACAACTGAATGGTCTGGAAGACAAAGGGGTTGAGGGAAGGCTGTGCCAGAGGACTGATGCCATCAGGACGGGTGACATTGACCAGACCACCAATACGGTTCTCAATGAGTTCCTTGGGGTTGGTTAGGGCACCCTTGACCACCTGATAACGGGGGTTGTTGGTTGTAACTGTGTGATCAAGAATACCACGCACCAACACGGTACGGGCGTTCTGCGTGGGAATCACACGGGCAGCAAAGTTGCTACCGTAGAAGGAGTGGGGGGTGGGCAGGGGGACGAAAGCAATAAAAGGCTTACGGTCCACTTCCTCTTTATCGAGGACCACATTACCACACTTTACGATTTTGTAGAGTTTGGTCTCACCAGAGCCATCCATGTCCAGGCGCGTGTAGCACTCATAGACGATGACATACTTACTTTGCTCCTGAACCTCACCATCCATGTTCAGACGGTCTGCACCGATCTGCTCAAAGCGAGCCAGCACCTCAGGGTCCAAGGACAACTCAGACTGATCCTCAGCGCCGATCTTTTCGACCAGCTTCTTGTCATACCCTTCGGCAATCAGGTCAGCAAAGGTCTTCTTGGTTCGGTGAGCGACAAACGGAGCCTCTTCAATGCTCTTGCTCTGAGGGGTGATCAGGAACTCTTCTGGAGGGATAACATCAATCCTCACTTGGCTCTTGTTGACCATGCGGGTCAGTTCGCCATCGAAGAAGCCAGACTCCTCATTGAGTTTGACCTTGACTTTATCAACATCAGGAGCCGCTAGGAGCATATCTGCTTCATCAGCAGTCAGGTGTGAGAACTCCTCCTCCACCTCCTCAATGACTTCCTCCCAGTAAATCTTAGCCACACCAACACGGGCCATAAGACCGTCTTGGATGACCGTGGATTGGATCTGGTAGCCGTCATTCTGCCTGAAGAACACATAGTCACAGTATTCGGTGGCTGTGGTAGCCAACTGGATGTCATCTTCACCCTGGGGTTCAAACCCAACGGTCCTGTTACCAGCAGCAAAGGTCTCCAGCAGGACTGCCTTCATGCTCTCTACGGAGTCATAGACATCCATTGAGACATACTTGGAGTTGCCAGAGTGAACAGGCTTGGGCTTTACGCCATTGTAGTAGTCAATGACATCCTGTCGCTCTTTACTGAGCTTGGAGTCATAGTAGCCAACTGATTGACGAATCTGACGGTCAACGACAGAAGCCAACTCGTCTTCTGAAATAGGTTTGAATCTGGATTCTGCCATTAAAGTGCCTCGAAATAAAAGTCGTCAGTAACAAGAATTGGTGTGTAACGGCCTTCGTGAACGTGATTCGCAAGAGCCAACGACATAACGCAGTCATCAAAACAGCCAGCCTCGGCTTCCATGCCGCCTGTCTCTGTTGCAACGTAAGTCATCAACTCACGGATGGTGATTTTGTCTACTAGTTCAATTTCCCGCTCACGGAGAGCGGCTCTAAGTTGGTCAATGATCAAAGGTTTGGTCTTGACGGTGGTAGAGAAACCGATTTTGAAGGTTTCCTTCTCCGTGATCTTGTCTACGTCAGATGTCATGTAGACATTTGGGTATCCAAGGTCCTTAGCAAGCCTCGTACAGGTCAAAATACCATGGTTGTTGTTCTCAGGGACGATCTTTGCTGTGTTGTAGTACATCCCTAGGTGGTAAAGCACGGTTGCAAAGTAGTCTGGATGTATATGAGCACGGAAAACAGCCACTTGGCGCTTCTGTGCGTCCAAAACCTGGGCTACTGACCAGTCTCCACCCCTTACACCCATCGAAATATCAGCACCGATATAGTAGGTTTCGCCTGGATCATGCCTTCTGTAGACGATATGCTCCCCTCGGGGGTTATCCACCCACTCATCCTCCTCCAAGGCAAGCCTTTGGAGCGGATCTGGAGCCTTATCAAGGGCCTCCTGGAGTTGATCCAAGTTGAATATAGGCCTTCCTGAGGTGATAAAGGCTTCCTCAGCCGTTAGCGGATACTCCTGCATGAAGAGATCACGACCGACAGCAGCAATCTTCCTTCTACGGAACATCAACTGAGCGTCATCAAGGCCATGCTTATCTGCTAACTCCTCTTCTTCGGGAGTCCTTTTGAAATTCTCAGGGACCTTCTCACGGTACTCCTCTTGGATTGACCAAGGAAGGAACACAGGGATGTATCCGTTAGTGCCCTCTACAGCCCCTCGCCACATCTCATAGAAGGGTCCTGTCACACCGTTAGCGGTGGACTCAACTATGACAGCAGTGCCTTCCGTACTGGGGATGGCCTGAAGGATAGCGTTGAGGTTTTCCTTAGCAGCAGCCGTGGGCCAGAAGGCCAACTCGGAGAGGTGTGCGTGGGTAATCGTCTGCCCACGAGCAATCCCGTCACCACCGGCTGTAGCCACGGAGTACCCTGAGTCCAGAATGTCAAACACCAGTTCCTTACGAGAGGAATACTTGGTGTGTGGCTTCAGGATTTCAGGGCAGTTGTCGTGGAATCGCTTAGTCAGGTCAAAGAGCGCCTTGGTTGACTCGGCTATGTGGGTGACCACAAGCGCCTGAGCAGCCTTACGCTGTGAAACCTGTGAGTAGATCCATCCACCAGACATCGTGGAGAGGCCCATCTGTCGGGCCTTCAGGATCACAATTCGGACTTTCCCCTCAGACGCAATTTGCTTTTCGATAGTCTCAAGCAGGATCTCTTGCGCCTTGTTAAGGGCGAACGGTTGTATTTCTCCGCTCTTAGTACGAATCTTCAGTGCGTGTTTCGAGTAGAACTTAAAATCTGAAAACAGACGCTTACGGACCTCTTTTAGTTTTGGGTCCATAGATTACTCTTCTTTATCAAGGTCCTTTGCGATCTCCGCAAGGAAATCTTCTGCCTTCTTGACCGTAACTTCGGTCTGAGCGGCAGGCTTAGACTTCGTGAAATCAAGCACCAACCGTGCAGCAGTCAATTTGTCTTTGGGCGAAATTGCTTCCATACGCATCGTTTCAACAGCCGCCTCAATTGCCTCACGAGCGTACTCATTTTCTGGAATCTCAAATCCCTTTTTTTCCATAATCCTCACCATTCGTTTGGCTTCATCTTTAGCGATTGCTCGCATCTTCCGAACTTCGGTACCAGTGTAGCCGTTAATTGATCCCGCTGGTCTTCCTGGTCCCTTGCCGTTTGGTTTTATGAACCTGCGATCCGTCCAGATCTTCCAAAGGAGTCTTCCCTCCTCCGTCTCTTGCATCCTCACGAACAGGTTCTTCTCCCGTTCCGGGCGAGCCATGTTCTTGTGTTTGTCCCTGTGGGTATTTCTCTTTGACGGCGGCTTTTGGTTGGCCTCGTCCATTCTTCATCTCCTCATCAATTAAACGTCCCTTCATCGCCGCATAAACGACATCACGGGATAGTTCGTATGGCACACAAAGCATTGGAGCAGGGAGGGCCTGAAGCCACTCTCTGCCCAACTGCAATCGCGCCTCTATAGGTAACTTGCTGTTCTCCAGCATCTCGCAGAAGTTGTGGAAATGCTGGTACAAATCAAAAGGCTTCACTATGTCTCCTTACTTGGCCCCGAAGCGGGTCAAGGGTTCTACAAATTGTGTTAGATAACTGATCTCAGCAGGATCAGTGGTCTTATCAAGGCGTTCCTGAAGGATCTTTGCCTTGTCTGCTGGGGCCTTGGTTCCTGCAACTTTCGTAGCAAACTGAGCAAGCGCCTTGTTAGGAGCAGCCGACCGAGCCAAGTTAGCAGCCTCACCAGCAGTCCTCACCGCCTCAGCATACGAGACAGGGTTACGGATACCGCTAGAGAGAGCACCACCGGCTTGGGGACCACCTTGGATCACCCCACGCTCCTGAAGGCCTCTAACAGCGTTCTGGAGGCCAAAGAAGGCATCTCTGTTGGTGACATCACGGCTCTTAAGGATCTGGTCAGCAGCATCCCCTACAGGGCCTCCCTGACGCTTCAGGAGACGAAGGGCATCAATTGCCTGTCCTGAGGTCAGATTGGTGTTGGCACGACCACCTGGGAGAAGCTCTTGGAAGCCACCGCTAAGTGGCCTACGGGTCTGCTGAAGAACACCTACACGGGTTGCTTGGTTCTGAGCCTGTTGAGCAGCCCGTGCCTGAGCCTGGGCCTGTGCTCGTGCTTGGGCTTGAGCCTGTGCCCTCTGAGCCATCTGCTGGACACCTTGGAGACTCTGGGTAGCCGCAGAGGGGCCAAGACGCTGTAGGACATCCTCAGCAGCCGCAGCCTGCTTGTCAGAGACAAGGCGGGAGGCTACGTCTTCACGAGTCTGGCGAGAGCCGAGCATCCTCTGTCCAACATATCGTAGAGGCTGTGGAATCGGAGCCAGATCCAAAGCAGCACGACCAACCCTAGCCAGAGGGTTAGTAGCAGCAGGGACAGGGGCTGTAAGAGACCGTGCTCTTTGCGCCTTCTCAATCGCGTCAGCCAGAGCGGCACCGCCCTTGGTGCTTCGTAGTTGTGATAGTTCTGCATCGCCAATGATTCGCCTGTCTCGGACAGCAGTTGCAATGTCGTCAGCTTTGAGGCCTGTCTGCTCAAGAGTTTTCTTACCAACCTGCTTCAGAGCGGTGGTTACATCACCAATGTATTTGTTTTCGAGAGCGTTAAGTTGCGTAGCGCCCACAGAAACATCACGCTGATTGGCACCGCCAGCAACCTTGTTGATGTCACGGATGATCTCAGCGTCCATCTTGCCTGCGCCTTCAGACCCTGCCTTCTTGACGATAGCGTTACCGGTCTGACGAACAGAAGCTGGGATTATGCTTCCAAGGACACCACCACCGACAGCACCAATAGCGCCACCAGTAGCAGCGCCCTCAGCACGAGCGGCAAGGTCACCATCAGCCGACCCAGCGCCATACAGAGCGCCTTGAGTGGCTCCCGTGGCAGCACCAGCAGCAGCACGGCCTAGCCGAGTAGCTGTGTTAGCCGCACGGACGACACCGACACCAGGGACAAGAAAGGACGCACCCATACCGACATACTTACCCGGACCTGCTTGGTCCATGGTCTCTCTAGCGGTCTTGAGTTCATCCTCGTAGTTCGTCCCTCTCAATGCAGAAGCAGCTTTGGCATATGCCTCATCAGCAAAACCAAAGGACAGAGCATCGGCAGCGCCAATGCCCACATCCTGTAGGAATGAAGTTTTC